GGCATGAGCGCCGTAAATCTTCTTCACCATGTCGGCAATATCCCACAGGCCGAGGGGCTTGGAAGCCATCGCCGTAGTGTTGGAAGTGATTGCGGGAACCAGACCACGGGTCTTGTTGACCTTGGTGTCATCAGTAGCCTTGCTGTAAACGCCGTTAATGAAGGTGTACTCAATGTCGGCATTGACCTTCATCATCTTGGCGGCAACCTGAAAGTCCAACTCATTCATGGGGTTGGCCTGCTGACCCGCCACATTGATACCGCTCAGAGTACCCATGTTAGACATCTTCCCGTAGGAAATGCCCACAGACTCCTGAAAGATCTGAGTCACATTGGTCTTCTGCGCACGGGTCACAACGGTAGCGTCAGGGGCGGTCAGAGAAGCACTCTCGCTGATAGCAGGCTGAGCGCCGCCGCCAGAGGTGAATTCCTGACCAGTCACGAACTCAACATGGTTGGTGGTCTTGGCACGACCACCGATGATGGAACTCAGAGGGGTGCGGGTGTTGCCCTTGTTAAAGAGCATACCGGAGTAATTGAGTACCCCGAAACTCATAGCAAACTGATCTGCCATAGTAAAAACTCTCCTTTACTCTTTTTTCGCCTGCGCTTCCGCTTCGGCTTGCAGGCGGGTGTAGTAAGCAACGGCGGCAAAATCACCGTTTGTCCGTGCTTCCTCGATTTTCTTGGCGTAATCCATCTCGCCAGTACCGCCACCGGCACCGGGAGTGGGCTTGGGGGTCTTTTTCAGAGCGTCAGCCTTGACCTGTTTTGCATACTCGTCAAGGAACTTCTGCTGGTTGGCAAACACCTTGGCAGAGTCACCATCAGCCATCGCCTTTGCGGTATCCTCAGCAAGAACCTCGTCATAGCCCTGAGCGATGAACTTGGCCTTAAACTCGGAAACACGCTTGGCTTCCCGCAGCTCGGAAAGCTCCTTCTCCATGTTGGCGAACTTTTCCTCCTGCTCCTGCTTCTTCTTCTCGTCCTCACCCAACAGAGCGTTGTGCTTACGCTTCCACTCAGCGGCTTCGGAGTTGGCCTTGGAAACAGCGGCTTTCTGCTTTTCCAGCTCGGCGGCGTTGTCCTCGTACTCGAACGCTTCCAGAGCTTTCAGCTTGTCTTCCGCAGACATTTCCGCATAGCCCGTGATTTTGCTGGTGTCGATCTTTGCCATAATGATTACCTCCTGCGTTTAACAAGGCTGTTCACTCAGCACTATTTTCTGTTTTTACGGGTTGTCTCCCGTTTGCGATTAAGGTCTTCCCTGACCATTCAACGCCTTGCGGCGGTCAAATCATTATCTTCGCCTTTCTCATATCTCCGAAAAGATTGAGCTTTCACGGACTGTCCGAAAACTTCGAGGGCATTAGAAGGAAAAATAAAAGGGCTACCAATACCTTTTCGGTATCAGTAGCCCCACGGCTGTCAGTCAAGCCCTTGCCTGACCCACTCAATATTTCTTTTTCCGGCGTATCTCAATAACCACAATGGAGCTGTCCTCCACCTTGACTTCCGCCTGATTGTGGTGCTTTAAGATTTCCTCAATCTTGCTGACC